TGTGGTTTATGTCCCCTACTGTTTTGGGGGAGTCCCCTTCATATTCGAACACTGTACCGGCTGTAGTCAAATAGTGTTCTTGACAGTCAGGCCAGTATTTTCCGATGGTCACAGCTGTAGCTTCTTCCGGGCTGTATTCGTCTACTTCATGCCATCCGCTGTGCGGGGCGTGTGCATCACGCCACGTCACACGGATTTCAGTCCATGGCTTTAGATGTTCGATATTCATACCTAATAGCCAAGATGTAACATATTCGGGGCTTCGCTTACGGCTCGCCCCGATGTATCCGCTAAACCTGGTTGAAACCGTCTCAGGGACGGTTTTCTGGCTACCCCCCCTATAGTCCCCCCCAAACGTAACCTGAGAGTGGTTCTCATTTAGCTAGCACATTTATGTGCGTCCAGGTAACGAAGTTGCCTATATGGTTATGAAAGAAGAGTTGGTTTTAACTCAGCCACAGCAGGAGTATTTGGATTGGTTGTGTACTGCGCCGTCTGAGCGTGTACCGCCGTCTAAGAACAAGATGGCTGCGCATTTGGGTGTTGACATTACGACGCTTCGACGTTGGGAGAAGAAGCCTAATTTCCGTCAGCAGTGGCAGAATAAGGTTGATGACATTCAGGGGTCTCCTGAACGTACACAGGCCGTGCTGGACATGTTGTACAATAAGGCTACACAGGATAACGATGTTAAGTCTGCTCAGCTGTACCTACAGGCTACGAACCGTATGGCTCCGCCTACGGTGGAGGTCAAGTCTGACCGTAAGTTGACGGAGTTGTCGGATGCTGAGTTGGATGCTTTGATTGCTAGTGTGGCTTCTCGGGAGAAGGAGACCCGTACTTTAAAGGTGGTCTGATGGACCTGATTGAATGTAAGCGGTGTGGGGAGGAATATCCTGAGGAGTGGGAGGAGTGCCCGTTCTGTGCTGCTGAACGTAAACCTATTGAACGATACGTTGAGGATGAATGGAATTAAGTGAACTTGTGAACGAACGCGAATGGCGTTTGTGCAAAGGACCGGACGACGCTAGCGAGGCTGACCTTGCTGATGCGTTTGAGTATTTTTGTTCCAACTATTGGTTTATCCGCCACCCTGAACGGGGGCGTATTCTTTTCCCTATGCGTGAGGCGCAGAAGGAAACAGCGTATGCTTGGATAGCTAACCGTAATAGCATTGTCCTCAAGGCTCGTCAGATTGGCTTTTCAACCTTGGCTGCTGCTTTTGCTTTTTGGGAGGTTTTCTTTTGGTCTGACCGTTTTGAGGTTATGCTTAGCCGTACGGAACGTGAGGCTGCCAAGTTGCTTCAGAAATCTAAGTACGGGTACAAGATGCTTCCTGATTGGATGAAAACACGTGGACCAGGACTTGTGTCGGATAACCAGTTGAAGATGGTGTTCTCTAACGAGTCGGCTTTGGAGTCTTTGCCTAGCGGTAATGACCCTGCTCGTGGTGAGTCGGTGTATCGAGTCTTTATTGACGAGATGGCGTTCCTACCTAACAGTGAGGAAGCGTGGGCCTCTATTGAACCTATTGCTGACGTTGGCGGTCGTATTGTCTGTTTGAGTACTGCCAAGGGTGAGGGTAATATTTTTCATAAGTTGTGGGTTGGGTCTCAGACTGGTACTAACGACTTTAAGGGTGTGTTCTTTCCGTGGTCTGCCGGTGACCGTGACGACGACTGGTATGCGGTCAAGAAGGCGCAGCTGCCTGATTGGCAGCTCGCTCAGGAATACCCATCTGACCCGGATGAGGCTTTTGTCCGTTCTGGCCGTCCTGTGTTTGATATCGACATCATTAGGGCTATTGTTCCGGTTGAGGGTATCAAGGGTACTCTGCTAATTGATGACGGTTATTACTTTAAGGCCGATGGTGGTCCCCTGACTGTGTGGGCTGAACCAGAACCCGGTCAGGTGTACTGTATCGGTGCTGACGTTGCTGAGGGTCTACAGCATGGTGACTATAGCGTAGCTCAGGTTATCAACGCTGAAACGCTTGAGGTTGTTGCTAGATGGCGTGGGCATGTGGACCCCGACTTGTTTGGGTCTGATGTTTTGTTTGATTTGGGTGACTGGTATAACCATTGTCTGATTGGTGTGGAGAACAACAACCATGGTTTGACAACGCTAAAGGCTTTGCAGCGTGTGGGGTATAGAAACATATACAGGCAGCGTAGGCTTGCTCAGAGGTCTCCTCAGGCTACGGAGATTCTTGGCTGGCGTACGACTGCTGTTTCTAAACCTTTGGCTATTGACGAGTTGGGTAAAGCTTTGCGTGATGGGGATTTGGTTGTGTTCGACGAGCACACTCTTGCCGAATTACGAACGTTTGTTCGTGATGAGAATGGGAAGATGCACGGCTCACCCCATGACGACCTTGTTATGGCTTTAGCTATTTCTAATCAAATGCTTAAACATGTTTGGCTTCCGGAATATACGCCAGACTTGCAAGCCCCTAAGTATTCTTTTGAATGGTTTGCCAACCAAATTGAACCTGAACGTAAGGAAAGGTTTGTTATTGGGTCGTACAACACCCGTAAGTAACGATTTTTGCATAGGTTATGACTGTTTTTGTTTGTGAACGATGTGAATCTAGATTTGTTGGCGACATTTTGCCGCCACGTGGCTCTATTTGCTTTAAATGCCACATCAAAACTATTGACATTGGCTTTACACATGGTAAAGCCGACTTCAGTGGACCAACCATTGGTGAACGTCAACGCAAGACTGTAGCAGACGCTGCTGCTATGGGTCGCACTATTGAACCAGCGTCTAGTCGTTGGGTGTAATGCGTCATGGAATGGGTAGTACCAATCGCTGTTGCCATCATCACTGGACCAGTGGTTGTGATTTTGCAGAAACTACGCAAAGAAAACACTAGCCAACACGCAGAATCTCGAGGATTATTGGAACATCTTGTTATCAAGATTGATAACATGGACGACAAATTGGATGCACATATTGCAGACCCAATACCACACAAAGCAAAGGACATAGCATGAGCAAGTTTACACACGGTAACGTACGGGCACTTATCCGCGCCCTTGTCGTTTTGGTTACGGCATTTGGTCTTGACCTCAGCGGTGAACAGGTGGCAGCAATTCAGCTGGTTCTTGAATCTGCCATGCGTTTAGCGTATGCTAAGAAGGAAGCATAATGGCTCGTCCTACACATCGGAGTATGCTGGCGAACTATCGCCACAAAATTGACTCGTCCACAAAGTGGCGCAAAGAGGAGAAGTACGACAAGCTTTGGCGTCGTATGATTGACCTATATCGTGGTAAACACTTTAAAGATGAATCTCCAGAGGACCGTATGCTTATCAACGCTGCGTTCTCCACTATTAACGTCATCGCTCCTAGCGTTGCTGTTAACCATCCTAAGATTACTGTTGGTGCACGCAAATCTGAAGATGGCGATAAAGCCATCATTACCGAAGCCATTATTAACTACTGGTGGCGTCATTTTGATTGCCAGAAACATCTCCGTCGAGCCGTCGATGATTATCTGATTATTGGCCACGGCTGGCTTAAAGTTGGCTACAAGTTTGTTGAAGAAGAGCGAAAGAAGCCGTTAGAGCCTGCACAGTCTGAAACACCTATGGGTGAAGAGATGGAGATGGAAGAAACCGGCGAACAAGATTTGGACGCGGCGGCTGAGGCTGTGCCAATGGAAACAGAAATTGTTGTTGTTGAAGACCGTCCTTTTGTTGAACGCGTCTCACCGTTTGATGTTTTTGTAGACCCAGATGCCACCAGTCTTGATGATGCAAAGTGGATTGCACAACGTATCCGTCGACCATTGGTTGATGTTCGTTCTGACCAGCGTTACAACCGCACAGCACGCATGGATGCGGCTGCTACACAGTACAATAAATGGTCTGGAGATTCTGAACGTCCACGCCAGTCACGAGACGAAAAAGACGCCTATGTTGACGTGTGGGAGTTTTACGACATCAAGCGTGGCACCATGTCTGTATTCGCTAACGGCTGTGATGGATTCCTTGTGAATCCTTCAAAGATGCCGTATGCTTTCGGACATCCATTTGTCATGTTGCGCAACTATGATGTTCCAGAGCATTTCTATCCAATGGGTGAACTGGAAGCTATTGAACCGCTACAGTACGAGCTGAATGCTACACGTACGCAGATGATGAATCATCGTAAGCGTTTCTCCCGTAAATGGTTATATAAGGAAACAGCATTTGACGGTCCAGGTCGTGACGCGTTGGAGTCTGACGAAGACAACGTAATGGTGCCGGTCATCAGTGACGAACCGCTTCAGGCGGTCGTCCAGGCGATGCCTGCAATTGTTAACCCACCAGACATGTACAACATTACAAACCAAATCATGCAGGACATGGACCGTGTTTCGGGTGTTGCAGAGTTTATGCGTGGTGGAGCATCAGAGATTAACCGTACCGCTACCGAAGCAGCAATGATGCAGGACGCTATGAACGCACGCACATCGGATAAACTGGCTGAGGTTGAACGTGCAATTGCTAGCGCAGCTAAGCGTCTTGTTGGTTTGGCTCAACAGTTTATGACTGGTGAGCATGTTGCACGTGTCGTTGGTTCTATGGCTATGCCTATTTGGGTTAACTTTGACCGTGATTATATTTTAGGAGAGTTTGATTTTGAAGTTGAAGCAGGTTCTACCCAGCCGGTTAACGAATCTTTCCGTCGCCAGATGGCACTACAAATGGTTGATGCTATGGCCCCGTTTGTTGGAGCAGGTGTTGTGGACATGGCGGCACTTGCACGCCATGTACTCCAATTCGGCTTTGGCGTCAAAACTCCTGAAGCGTTCTTGGCTCAACCGCAGCAAGCACAGCCAGGAATGGAAGGCGCACCACCGCAAGGTGCGACGCCGCCAATGGATGGTGTTCCTCCGGGCGTTAATCCCGAAGAAATGATGCAGCAAGCACCACCTACTGGTGGTATGCCGATGCCTACTAGTATTCCCCCGCAGGTTCTCGCAATGATTGAGAACCAAACGGGTGGTTTACCAAATACAATGTAACGAAATACCCCTACTATTTAGAGCAACCTTTTTGGACTCTGGAGAAAAATGGAAATTGAAAATTTTGAATCTGAAGCCGTAGACCCCATTGAGTTTGATGGACAAGTTGAAGGTGGAGAAGAAACAAGCTTTGAAGAGTATACACCCGAGTATATCGACATCGATAGTTATGCTGACAAATATGTTAAGCTTCAACTTGACGGTGAAGAACTTGAGGTTCCACTTAAAGAAGCGGTTTCAGGATATCAGCGTCAAGCGGACTATACCCGCAAGACGCAGCAATTAGCAGAAGAACGCAAGAACGTTCAGTTTGCACAGGCAATCCAACAGGCGTTGGACAATGACCCAATGGCAACTATTGAACTTCTTAAAAACCATTACGGTTTAGACCAACAGGACATCTTTGAAGAAGATGACATTTGGGCGGACCCAATGGAGAAACAGTATAAGCAACTGGAACGTCGTCTAGCTTCTTTCGAGGAGCAGCAGGCGATGAACGAGTTGGAGCGTACTATTGGCGGTCTTCAGCAAAAATACGGAGATGACTTTGATGCTAATGAAGTTGTATCAGTAGCTTTAGCTAATGGCACTACTAACCTAGAGGCGGTGTACAAGCAAATGGCTTTTGACAGACTTTACAACAGAGAGCAGGCACAACGTGAGGCACAGGCTCAACGTGCGCAGCAGGAACAAAAAATTGTTCAGGCTAAGCGTTCTAGCGGCATTGTGGCTGGCGGTTCGTCAGCTCAGGGTTCTTCTCCGGATTCAGCACCTATCACTTCACTAAGAGATGCGTTTGCTGCGGCTAAGTCGCAGTTGGGTATCTCGTAACTCTATTAGGAGGAAACTCAAATGGCTGGAAACGCTAATTTTGATGCACTGTTGTCAACGACACTTGCTAACTACCGTGACAAGTTGACCGACAACGTGTTTACCGCACGTCCACTCACATACTGGCTTTCAGAAAAAGGTCGCATCCGCACCGAATCTGGTGGCACCAAGATTGTTGAGCAGTTGATTTACGGTCAGAACGACACTGTAAAGTCATACTCAGGATACGAAACCCTGAGCCTTACACCACAAGAAGGCATCTCAGCTGCTGAATACGATTGGAAGCAATATGGTGCTTCAATCGCTATCAGCGGTATCGAAGAAGCCAAGAACAACGGAGAGCATGCAATCATCAACTTGCTCGAAGCTAAGATTATGCAGGCTGAAGAGTCAATGCGTGAAGGCTTCAACCAGATGTTCTTTGCTGATGGTACAGGCAACTCCGGTAAGAACTGGAACGGCCTTGGCAACTTGATTGAGTCCGGCAACACCGTTGGTGGAATCGACTCGTCAGCTGTTGGCAACGAGTTCTGGCGTTCATACGAAGAGAACACCGCTGGTGCGTTGACGCTGTTGCAAATGGCAACCGCATACAACTCGGTTTCGGTTGGTAACGACCACCCAGACCTCATCCTGACCACACAAACATTGTTTGAAAAGTACGAGTCGCTGTTGCAACCACAGCTTCGCTACACAGACACCAAGACAGCAGAAGCTGGTTTCCAGAACTTGCTGTTCAAGGGCGCACCCATCATGTACGATGTGCACGCTCCTGTGGGTACAATGTACTTCATCAACTCGAAGTACATCAAGCTTGTTGGTCACTCTGACAAGTGGTTTGCACAGACCGATTTTGTTCGCCCTGAAAACCAGGACGCACGTTTCGCGCTCATCATGTGCTACGGCAACCTTGTTTGCTCGAACCGCAAGAAGCAAGGCAAGCTTACCGCTAAGACAGCGTAAGTTAACTTGTTTCAACCCTGTGAATCGGGGGCGCAAGCCCCCTATTCCTTTACTCTTTAAGGAGACAAAATGCCCAAGGTAGGAAACAAAACATATCCTTATACAAAGTCGGGTATTGCAGCAGCCAAAAAGGCGGCTGTAGCTAAAAGTTCAAAAGGTATGAAGCCATCTTCATATCCATCAAAGAAGAAGGTAAAGTAATGGCTACTAAGAAAATGCCAGCAAAAAAGGCAGCACCGAAGAAGTCCGGCAATAGTGGCTCTGCTAACGCCGCAGAGGAACGCGCCCGCAAAAACCGGTACATGTCTAAAAAGACATCACAAAACGACTCCATTAAGGGTGAATACTCGGAAGGTTACGATGGACCTGTCCGTGGGGGTAAAAAGACTGCGATGGATGCACGAAAGCGTGACTCTAAGTACGGCAAGTTAACAGGGCCAACCACTGTAGAAGGTTCTCAGTCCCCAAGTCGCATTTCTCAAAAGCAAACAACCCAATCTCTTATTACTAGCAGTCGTGGAAATAAGTATGTTGTTACGCGAGAAAAGACAAAGCGACGTCTTCTTCCTGACAGCAACTCAAAAGCACGTGTTGAACCATATCAAGACCCAAAGCGTACACCTACTCGCACACGGACGGTTCGTTCACAAGAAGGACGTCTTATGCGTGGTGCTAAAACACCAACAAAACGTGCTGCTGTAAAGAAAAAGTTTAATTAAGTAACAACTCAACCTATAGGGTATGAGTAAACAACTAGCACATACCCTGTACGGTGAACCTGTTTCGGGCATTCGACCTGCCGGTCAAGCCCCTGGAAGTTCAATTGCCCCACCCGGTGCGCCTTATATTGGGCGCAACCGGTGTGTGGCCAATAACGACACATGTGAAGGCCCCAAGGCTAAAGACACCGATTATTGTATCGGGCATCTTCGCATGATGGCCAAGAAAGAAGATTAATGGCAACTACGCAAGAAATCCGCAACTTAGTATGGGAAATCATGGACTTGGAAGATGTAGACCTTCCGGGTTCTCTTGTTGTCCAGTTTATTAAGGACGGATTTGACCGTATCATTAACCTTGAACGTCGCTGGCCGTTTTATGAAACAACATACACATTGAATACTGTTGCTGGTCAACGTGATTACGCCATCAGTAGTATCGGTACTGGGAATCTGCGTGAAGTTGTTTCTATTTTGGATAACAGTTCAGCCGGTAACCGTCTAAACATTGTTTCTTTGGATGAAGCTGAAGCTGTGTGGCATGGTTCGTTCGATGTTCCTACACGCCCTCTTCTTTATGCAGAGTGGGGTGAGGTTATCAAGCTGTACCCACGTCCAGACACCATTTATCCTTTGACTATTCGTGGATACCGTAAGCCATCTTATACTTGGGCTACAGACCTTACACAGTCACCAGACTGTGACGAACGCTTCCACACCGCTTTGGCGTACTATGCTATCTCGCAGGCTTACCGACGCCAGGAAGATAATGAGATGGCACAGATGTATAAACAATCCTATGAGGAGGCTGTTGGTCTTGCTAAGCAGGATATTATGCGTCCACCTTCTCATCGTCCGATGATTATGTCGCGTGGCAATGTTAAGCCGAACAGTAAATACTGGTTGGAGTCTATGGGCCGTACGCTGGGGCAGTAATGGCACAGCTTAGAGTTATTCGTCAAGACGATTTTACGGGTGGTTTAAACCTGAGAGCTGACCAGTTTCAGCTAGCACCTAACGAGTCGCCTAAAATGCTGAACGTAGAGATTGACCCACGTGGTGGTGTATTCTCGCGTGGTGCAATGCGACGTATTAACACTAGCCCTGTTACGGCTAACTGGAAACCAAAGTCTTTGTCTCAGTTTAGTGGCACATCAAACAACTATATCATGCTTGGCACAGGAAAGTCTGGTGCTACTCCTGGTGGTGTTTTTTATTCTACTGGTTCTAACTTTTCTAATTTGCTTATCTCTGTTGATTCCGATTCGGGCCCATCTTTTGCTCCATGGGGCGACACTGTTTATATTGCTGCTGGTTTCACAACCAGCTACAAATGGAACGGGACAATCAAAACGGCCCTGACTTCTAATGGTCCTGTATGGCAGAACTCTTATACTGCCCCTACTGGTGGGTACTTTCCATCGGCTAAACATGTTGTGACACACGCTGGTAAAGTGTTTGTTGCAAATACAAAAGAAGACGGTGTTGAACATCCTAATCGTATTCGCTGGTCTCATCCTAATAGTCCGGAGAACTGGGCTGAATTAGACAGAATCGACATCAATGATGGCGGTTCTGAAATACGCGCTATTGTTGTTTACGGTGGACATCTTGTTGTTTTTAAACCTGAAGGTGTTTTTGCTGTGTTCGGTTATGATTCGGACACTTTTCAGGTTGTTGAAATTTCACGTACAGTTGGTATCCCTTCTTCTACTGCTGTTGTTTCAACAGAACGTGGAGTGTATTTCTTTTCATATCCTGGTGGTTTAATGTTGTATAACGGTGAACGTGTTATCGATTTGTTTGAACCTATTAGACCCGCTATTGTTAATGACGATATTAATGCTGATACTATTAATGAGGTTTATGTTAATTATATTAACCGCAGGGTTTGGGTTTCTGTTCCTTATAGCGAAACCGAAGACCCGACGTTTCCCACTGCTGTGTTTGTCTATGACCCTAGTGTTTCTCAGCGTGGTGCTTGGCTGATGTTTTCCACGGCTGATGGCCGTGGTGTTTCGGGTGGCTGTACTTTTATACAGAAAGACGGCACAACACAACACGTTGCTGCACACCCTACTACTCCTAGCGTTTTGCAGGTTGATAACTATACAACACCATACGACAACATCAGCGGTACTGAATCTTATTTTGTTAACACATATAGAACGCGCTGGATGGATGCTGGTTCGTATAGTCAAAAGAAAATGTTTCGACGCCCCGACGTTGTGGTGAAGCAGTCGGATGTTGTTGCTAGTTTGATTATGGATATTTATTCTGACTATGAGGAATCTATTAAAACTAAATCGTATGCTGTAACTATACCTCTTGTTACTGGTGGCATGGTTTGGGGCGTTTCTTATTGGGGTCAGGCAAAGTGGGGTAATAACAGTGTTGGTTCACAGATTGTTAATGGCCGCAGTATTGGTCTCGCTAAAAGTATTCAAATTGAGTTTTCGGGCACACCCGGAACTAAATGGGGTATCAATAGTTTTACGTTAAAGTATAATCCACGAAAGGTTACTAAATAATGGCTAGTTTAAATGTCACTTCTTTTTCTAACAACACCGTAGCTAATGCTACGGATGTTACCGCCAACTTTCAAAACATTAAAACATTTGTTGAAAGTCAAACAGTACAGATTGATGGTTCTGTAAAGGCCGGCACTGCCGCTATTGCTGACGATGCTATTACTGCAGCTAAGATTGCGGCTAATGCTGTTGGTAGTTCCGAAATAGCTACTGGTGCTGTTGGGTCTGATGAGTTGGCAGCTAATGCTGTTACTACCGCAAAGATTACAGACCTGAATGTTACTACTGGCAAAATTGCGGATGACGCGGTTACTTCTGCAAAAATTGCGGCCAATGCGGTTACGTCTACAGAGTTGGCTTCTGATTCTGTAATTACATCTAAGATTCTTGATTTGAATGTTACCACAGGAAAGATTGCTGATGGTGCTATCACCAGTGCAAAGATTGCTGCCAACTCTGTTGCGTTGGGTACGGCAACAACGGGGAATTATGTTTCTAACGTTTCTTCTGGTACTGGCATTTCTGTTGCACACACACCCGGGGAAGGTTCTAGTGCTACTGTTTCTTTGAATGCATCGCTTGACAATTTGACAGATGTTGTTGTCACAACACCATCGTCTGGTCAAGTTCTTAAATACAATGGAACATCATGGGTTAATGATACGGACGCTACTGGTGGTGTGCCCAATATACCTTTGGACAATTTGACTGATGTTGTTATCACAACTCCATTGTCTGGTCAGGTGTTGAAGTATAACGGTACGTCTTGGGTTAACGATACCGATGCAACCGGCGGTGGTGGTGGTGGTATACCTGATGATAACTCTGTTACTAGTGCAAAGATTGTGGATGGAACTATCGTTAACGTCGACATTAGCCCTACCGCTGGTATTGCTTATGCAAAGCTCGCTTTGTCTAACTCTGTTGTAAACTCGGACATTAGTTCTTCTGCTGGTATTGCGTACAGCAAACTTGCGGCTTTAACCAGTGGAAACATTCTTGTTGGCAACTCTGTTAACGTTGCAACTTCTGTTGCTATGTCGGGCGATGTAACCATTTCAAACACTGGTGTGACTGCCATTAATTCTGGTGTTATTGTCGACGCGGATGTTAATGCTTCGGCTGCCATTGCTTACAGTAAGTTGGCGTTGAACAACTCTATTGTAACTAACGACATTACAGCAAACGCTGTAACATTTGACAAGATGACGAGCTCTGCTCCTCGTGGTATTATTGCCGGCAAAACACCAATCACAACAAACAGTGTTGTTGTTGGTGGTACTGCACCTGCTATTTGGGGTTTGACGTTTAACGTTGTTGCTGGCAGAACATACAAGATTCATTTTTCTACGAAGCTTACAGCTTCTGATTTTTTTGACACGTGGCAGTTAAGCATTGCAAACGTTTCTAACGTTCCTGTTCAAGACATTTTCTTTGGTTCACCCGGCACACAAAAAGTTAACGGTTACTATTTGTATAGCCCAGCATCTACCGCTTCTGTCACCTTCTACATTAGACTTGGTGCTTTAGGCCCTAACGGTACTGCTCAAACTCTTGCAACTGCTGCTGACCCAACGTGGTTTTATGTTGAGGATATTGGAGCTATCTAAATGACTGAAACTCCACGCAATAACCCACCAGACCAAATCTGGACCGCACCGCTGCTTGAAACGCTGCGGTCGGGTGATGCGCGTACCCTGCAACATATTTTTACGTCACTGAAAGAATACCTTAAGGGTGTTCAATCAACTATTAGTTCAAACTATTATGATTTAACTATTGGTTCGGTATCTCAAGGTGTTGCTTCAGCGAGCATTACAGGCACATTCCCAAGTCAAACTTTGAATCTTACTTTACCTCAGGGTGCCACAGGACCCGCCGGTCCTGCTGGCCCTCAAGGCCCTAGTGGTTTTTCAACGTTGAATCTTGATGGTGGTCAGCCTGATTCTGTGTATGGTGGTTTAACTTTAATTGATTCGGGGAATATCTAATGGCTGTACAGATACAATATCGTCGAGGAACTGCTGCTCAGTGGACTAGCGTTAACCCTGTGCTTGCTCAGGGTGAGCCAGGATATGAGTATGACACAGGGAAGTTCAAGGTCGGCAATGGCGTTGAAGCATGGAATTTGTTGCCGTATTCTAGTGGTGTTCAAGGTCCAACAGGTCCAGCTGGTGCTACTGGGCCTGCTGGACCCGCTGGTCCACAGGGTCTACAAGGACCCGCTGGTTTGACGGGCGATACTGGTCCCATTGGTTTAACAGGACCCGCTGGTCCTACTGGTGCTACTGGTGCACAGGGCCCACAGGGTTTAACTGGACCTACCGGTCCTCAAGGACCAATTGGCCTTACTGGCCCCACAGGAGCCACAGGAGCGACCGGGGCGCAAGGACCCAAGGGTGACACAGGGGCAACCGGCCCACAGGGCTTACAGGGCCTTACAGGGGCCACTGGAGCGACTGGAGCAACAGGTCCTGCTGGTCCAAAGGGGGATACTGGAGATATCGGACCGCAAGGTCCTCAAGGTCCGACTGGCCCAGCTGGTCCAGCCGGTCCCACTGGTGCGGCTGGTCCTGCTGGTTTAGACGGAAGAACCGTTCTTAACGGCACTGGTGCACCGTCTGCTGGTATCGGTTTAGACGGTGACTTTTATATTGATACAGCGACAGAAACGATTTACGGTCCGAAGACCGCCGGTGTTTGGGGTGCTGGCACAAGCCTGATTGGACCTCAAGGTCCTGCTGGAACATCCGGAAGCAATGTCATTAACGATTTGCTTGATGTTGTTATTACTTCTCCACAAGAGTTTCAAGGTCTCGCATATGATGGCACGAACTGGGTTAATAGTTATATGCCTGTTGTTTCTTTTGTTAGAAACGCAGAAGCGACAACTTTAACAACTGGCACAGTCGTGTATCTGTTTGGTTCTACCGGTGACCATGCAAGCGTTAAAAGAGCAGATAATGATTCCGATACGACGTCTTCTAAAACCGTTGGTTTAGTAGCTGCTAATATTTTGGCAAACGAAAACGGGCCCGTAGTAACCAGAGGATATGTTGATGGTATCGACCTTAGTGTTGGTTATACTGCTGGTGATATTCTATGGCTTGGTGAGGATGGTGGGTTTACGAAGGTAAAACCGTCAGCCCCGGAGCATCTGGTGTTTATTGGTGTTGTTGTTAGGGCTACTGCTAACGGCATTGTGTATGTTGCAACACAGAATGGTTATGAACTTGACGAGCTTCATGATGTTGCTATTAATGATTTGACGTTGGCTAATGGTGATGTTATCAGATACAACAGCACGACTGGTCTTTGGGAAAACAGTCAAGCTGTTGGACCTGCTGGACCTGCCGGTCCTGCTGGTCCTACTAGTTTGGTTGTTCAAACTACTGCTCCTGCTGCTACTGATGTTTTGTGGGTTGACACAGATGAACCTAGTGTTGCTACGGTACTTCCAAGTATGGGTTATGTTAGTGGCTTATATTATGGGGCTGCTGTAGCGTCAAACTCTCTTGACCTTGGTATGACAGAAGACATGACACATTATGCTCCGTTTTATTTGTCTGAAACTACAACGTTCGACAGAATTGCAATAAGAACTGGAACTGTAACAACCACGGGAACAGTCAGGTTGGGTGTGTACAATAACTTTAATGGAAAACCAAGTACTGTTTTATTTGATGCTGGTACTGTTTCTTGCCCAACGGCAAGCACATTTTATACTATTACTATTAATCAAACGTTGCCTGCTGGTTGGTATTGGTTTGCTAGCAATATTCAGGCCGGGGCGTCTGGCTGTACGTTAACTATTTCTGATAGGTATACAACATTTGGAATGGCACAGTATTCTGCCAATACTCAAGTGCCTCAAACTATTTTTAATCAATCGGGTGTTACTGGTGCATTTGCAACGGCGGGTACTCTTAACGTCTTTTCTCGTGCACCTATTGTGGTAATGAGGAAGGCATGATGCGTATAGTTACTTTTGGTTTGGGTGGATATTGTGAGGATTGTGACGAATCACATGACCATCCATTGCACAACATTGTTGAAGTTGTTGAATACCCAGATGAAGAGGTGGGCGAATAATGGCACAGTTAAAATATTGGGATGGAACACAGTGGTTGCCTGCTTCTACTGGTGCTGAAGGCCCTACTGGACCTACCGGGCCCCAAGGCCCGCAAGGTATTCAAGGCCCACAAGGTGAAACAGGTCCGCAAGGTCCACAAGGTATTCAGGGTATCCAGGGTTTAACTGGTGACACTGGCCCTACCGGTCCTACTGGCCCGGAAGGACCTCAAGGGCCAGAGGGTATTCAAGGTCCTGCTGGAGCACCGGGTGCTGGAGGTGCGGTTGCTTGGATTACTTCTAGATATTCAAATGCTACAACCGGCCCAACACAGGTTATTAGTTACACACAGTTAGCCAATACTGCCATTGTTGGCGAGACGTACCGTATTAAAGCGCGCGGTTATCGCACAGGAACAAACAACTCTGGCGCAGTAATTCGTGTAAACGTTGACGGCGTGACCGCACTAACAATCAACCAAACCGCGTCTTCGGTTGTGCAGGGTTTCAGCTTCGAAGCCGACGTGACGATTATGACCACCGGCGCATCTGGTACGGCGTGGACTCAGGGGCAGTTTATTTACGGTGCATCTGTTTTGTCAGCCAACAACACAGCTACCACCGCCATTAGTACTACTACCGACTCAATCATCCAACTCACTCTGCAATCAGGCAACGCAGCAAACACATACTACGTTACTAATGCAACTATCGAGATGCTGAACTAACGATGTTGAAGTGACGAAATAGGGGTTTAATATGACAGATTTTAATTATGTTAACTACGGACAGCGGAGAAATGCCGCCACAGGTTCGTACGGTGCTAGGGCAGCGCAGAATGCGTATGCCCAGTTTCTGTCTCAGCAGCGTGGTTCGCGTAAAAAGTTTCAGTTTGGTGAACAAACAGAGAAGATGGCCCCGAAGGTTGTTTCTTCTTTTACTCAACGCGGTTTAGCTGGGCCTGGTGTTAGGTCTGGTGTGTATGAGCGTGGCTTAACTGATTTTGCTAAGCAACGTTTTGAAGGGTTGTCGGACATTAATAGACAGTTTGATGAAGAGGCGCAACAGTTGAAACTTGATGACGCACAGAATATTGCGGATTATAATCAGCAGATTGCACAGTTAGAAGCAGAAAAACAGGCATCCATTGCACAGGCTGCCGCTACATTATCGGCGTTTAAGCCGTTTTTAGGAGGCTGAAATGGCTAAGCAAGTTACAAAAGGTAAATCACCTACCCCGGCAAAGGCTACTCCGCCACCACCTAAGAAGGCGGGTGCACCTACCCCGGCAAAGGCTACTCCGCCACCACCTAAGAAGGCGGGTGCACCTACACCTGCAAAAAAAGCACCTGCACCTACACCTGCAAAAAAAGTTCCTACACCTCCAATTTCTAGAATTGAACCCAAGCAGCCAAAACCAACTGTAAACGTTCCTAAGTTATCAAGAATTGAACCGACAAGACAGACGTCGAGCACCCCTACACGCTCAAGCACTTCATCCCCTAGTTCTCTTAGGGCTGAAGAATTTAGAAATCCAGCACTTGCAGAAGCTGAAGTTAGGTCACCTTCTCGTGCTCCTTCTAATACCACGCAACAAAGAAATATTGGCGCAGGGTCTACGCCTTCACCAAACACTGGTGGTTCTGGTGGCGGAAACAACTACAATGAAATGCTTAACGCTTTAAGCAAATTGTCTACAATGAGTCAAGGAACCATCAATACAAGTATGGATGATTTGGCCAACTCGTTAAGACAACAGGTTAACCCTTTCCAAAATTTCCAGGCACAACAGACGGCAACAACACCTGAGTTGTCTCAGTTGTTGGCTGCCCAAGGTGTCAATAAGAATCCTTTGGAACAGTTTGCTTCTGCTATTAATGCACAAAACACTGGGCAGGCTACTGCGTTTAATAATCTTGCTGGAATGCTTGGAGGTATAAATACGCAGATGCGTAACCAAAATGTAACAGACATTGAACAAAGACGAGCTGAATTATTGAATTCACTTCAAGGTAACATCTTTGGTGCCGGTCAGCAACTGATGGGCAAAGACAACATTCAACAAGGCAACATTGTTAGAATGTTGTTGGCCGGTTTAGGAAATAGAGCGTAACATGGACCCAGAACTTTTAAAACTTTATCTTGAAGCTGCAGGCAGTGTTTCTGGTGCTTCACGTACAAACAACATGTTGGACCAGGCTTTGTTTGGCTATATCAGTGGTGGAATAAATCCAGAAACTTTAATAGGACAAAACGCTGGAGGTGGTTCTTCTCGTTTAATGCAAAACTATATGCAAGACCCAAACCCGGCGATGCAGCAAGTTATTGCCCACATTCAAGGAGGAACTGACCCTTATCGTTTGTCTTCGTTTGTTGATTCTATTGTTGGAGAGATGCCTGAAGAAGTTACACAACTTGGTTTTCAACCTTCAGATTTTAAAAACCTTGCTTTAGCGATGAATCGCGAGTTTACGGGCACAAGTGGTTCTGGTGGAAGTTCATCTGGTGGTTCAAGTCAGGCTGGGTTTAATTTTGCAAAAGCAGGTCTTAGTAATCCGCTTGATGTATACGATGTAACTAATGCGCCGCTTAGTGCAGAAGCTGCAAATTTAATTTCTCGTCAACGCGCTGAAGGTGAACGTGGTGCTAAAGAGTTTAAGTCTAGTTCTCAAAAGGCTAGTATTGCTCGTAGTAAAATGGAAAATGCTCCAGGTAGAACGTATAGGACCTTTGATGCCGAGTTGTTTAAGGATACCTTAAACGATGTTGGTTCTAGTCAGCAAAATCCTGGCGGTTGGAGTGTTGGTGAACAACAAATGCGTAATGCTATTGCCCGGTACATCAGCGAAAACGAAGGTGTTGCCGATGAGGCTGGTATCAGAAAAGCAGCACAAGGGGCAATTGATGACATGTATGGTGGATATCGTGAACAGTCTAAGAAACTTCTTGACGAAACTATTAAGAAAGCCAAAAAGACCGCAGTAACTAATGTTAATGTTGATGTCAATAGCCCCGAGTTTTGGGCTTGGCGTAAGAACATTGAGAATGCACGCAAAAGTGCTTATGTTGAGCAAGAGGCTGCTCGTGGAGAAATGGCTGTCCGACAGGGTGCTTCCGACGCAGCCAACAAGGCTGGTCGTACGCCATTGAATGATGAACTTAAAAGTCGTCTTTCTACTTTGGCTAGACTTCGCAAGAAGTAACGATTCCCACATAGGTTATGGCTAATGTTGTAAATGACCCTCGTTTCGCTATGGCGCGTCTTATGCGTCAGCAGGCACAGTCGGGGGCTTCAAACGGATATGCTGGCTCTGCTTTGCCTCCTGCTGCTAGTGCTGCTAGCGTAAGTTTGGGACGTGCTGCTACTGGGTTGGCTATTTCTAATCCTACTTTGCGTCAACAGATTGACGCTATTGCTGGTGGCCGACAGGCTGCTGAACCTAAGGGTGCTGTTGGGGCGTTGGTTAGTAACCCGGTTTCTAAAACTGTTTTGGGTGCTTTGAATGTGTTGTCTATTCCGGGTCGTGGTGTTGCTGCTGGTATCCGTGAAATTATCGATTCTCGCGACAGTGACCCAACAACAAAGGCTAGCTTCTCTGACTTTATCAAGAACACCAAAGACCCGTCTTATGGTATTGGTAAAGCCCTCAAGATTGACACTGGTAATATTTGGTTGGACCGTGCTCTTGGTTTTGCTGGCGACATGGTTACCGACCCGTTGAACTATGTTACTTTTGGTGGTGCAAAGTTTGCTGGTTATGCTGGTCGTTTGGATTTGGCTAATAACGTTTTGAAACTCACAAAGGACGCTGCCCTTGCTAACAAGGTTCAGCGTTATGGTCGTGCCGCAATTAAAGATGCAGAGATGCTTGAGATGCTGGGAGCAAACCGTCATGGTTTGTACTTCTTGGGTAAGCGTATAAAAGTTGGTAAGAGTAGTCAAGGTTGGCGTTTGCCGGGTTCTGGTGCTATTGGCATGCTTGGAGATAACGCCCTTTCTAAACTGCGTGTATCCGCATCTAAAGGGAAAGCAGGACAGTGGCTACAAAAGATGACATTATCTTCTGATAATCTTGCTGCACGTCAAGCGATGTTGCAGGGTCGTGTTGGCGATGATGCTGCTGCTGCTCTTATTAGTTATTTCAATGCTGACCCAATTCAACGTGCTGCAGCCGGTGAGGCTTTAGCACTTGAACAGCGCAAAGCTTTAAACCTGCTTGAAACAGAGAAGGGCATGGGTCTTGACGGATACAAAGCCAAGTTGCCAGACTTGATTGAAAGCGACGAACTTTTTAATGCTGCTTCACCAGAGTTGCAACGTGCTGCACAGGTGTGGCGTGATTTGTTTGGTGGATACGAGGATAACATCACAACTCTTCTTAAAGAGATTGACCCATCTATTGACCCAACAACTCGTTTCCGTGCTAACTATTTTCCACGCATGTTGTCAGAAGATGGTTTAGAATATATTGCTGATGCGTCTGCAACGCACTCATCTTCTTTACGCTCTGTGTTTGCTCGTGACCCGTTGGCTGGTGGACGGAACTTTAAAGCACGTACACTGGAAGTGGGCGATGATTTCTTTGGAAAGAAACTTACTGCTGAGGATTTGAAGTCAACCAGTAAGTTGAACGAGATTGCGCGTGAAGCTGGTTTTGGCGGGGACTTCTTTGAAACAGACATCTCTAAGGTTCTTAATAGATACATCGGTGAGTACGCTAAGGAAGTTGGTGTTCTTGCACGTCATAAGCATTTGGTGGAGACTGGATTTTGGAAGCGTGCCGAAAGCGTAAACGTTACAGGTGAGTTTATCGACAAGGAACTTATTGAAGCCGTAAAGAAAAACATCAAGTCTTTAGATGACGATATGGCTAGTCTTGCACGACAGACAGCGGAGGCTGTCAAGTCGTTACGCACGAATATTGACGAGTTTTCTAAGAGTCTTAAAGAGTCGTTAGATGCTGCTCAAAAGGAATTGGACAGTGTAGAAACGATTGGTAATCTACAAAAGTCTTTGGATGCTGTGCTTGCGGGCGATATTCGTTTGACAGCAGACCAGCTTGAAATGGTTGCTGGTTCACTTGGTCAGTGGAAGAAGAAGTTCGCTGCTTTGTTTGGTGCAGAGTATAAGAACGGAAAGCTTGTAGCTAAAGCTGGTGCTGATGCAGCAGACACGCCGTTGGCTGCTGATGGCATGCTTGGATTCCTTGATACTCTTGAAAGCGACATGCTTCGTCTTACCGACGAAATCACAGCAATGACTCTAAACAAGACCGGCAAGGAACTTGATGATGCAGTAAAGATGGCTGCTGATGCTATTGATGCCGTGTCTCGCCGCATGAGTCAAGCAGAGGAACGCCTTAAGGTTGTTATGCAGTTTGGTAACGCTCTTGAAGAAGGTCTTCAAGCCATGTCTCGTGGAGAAACATATTTTGGCGGTAGCCAAGAAGTTCAGAATATCCTTGCTGTATTAGCTCGTGATGGTGCGGTAACAACGGACACAGTGCGGAAAGTTATTGACGAGCAGTTTAATCTTGCTGGTGAACTACAAGACTTTTTGACCAAATGGGTTAACTCAGAAAATGGAATCTTTGATGCTGTTACAATCCATTCTGGATTGAACAATACTGATGTATCTAAGTTTAGTGTTAGCGATTTGTATAACGTTTTAAACAAAGCATACGATACAAATATTGATGCGAACGAAATGCGTATTGCGGCTTTGTTCTCTTTGGCTAGTGACGAGCGTTTGTATGGTTCTGCAATTCCTGAGCCTATTCAGAAGATGCGCCATAAGTTGATTGAGCGTCTGCGCCGTGTTGATGAGGCTATTGCTTATGATGAAAGCCAACGTGTGGCACTTGCACAGGGTACTCGCCGTACTGGTCGTAAGATGTGGGAATCACAAGTACAGGTCGACTATGACCGTGTAATCAGTTATAAAGATGAACTTCTTGAACTAGAAAAGTTTGCTAGAGAATTTGGTAAGCAAGTTCAAGATATAATGAAGACTAATCCGGAAGTTGCTTCTTTGCCACTTCCTTCTGAACGCCTCAGAGAAATTATTGGCACAAAGTATCCTAAGGTTTCTGCACTGCTTGGTGACTCTGAAGAAAACTGGGCCGAGTTGATGGGTGCAAACATGCAGGTAAATACTCGTGTCAGCAATGTTGAACACATGGCTGACGTTGAGGGTGCTAAGTGGTTTAATACTCGTGAGACAGACACAGAGATACAGTACAAGAAGTACAGCACTGGTAGTGGCTTTACGGAAGTAGACAAGAACGTCCCCGTTGAAATTGGGCGCATGGCCCCATCTGTTGAGGAGGAATACACCTTTACTGAATTCCTTGATTTGGTCAACCAGCGTATCTCAAGAATTAACAGCTACATGGATGAGCCTGTATTTAAGTATGGCGTTGGTGTATCCGAGAAATCCTACACAGGAAAAGAACTTGTTGCTAGATACGACAAGTATATGCAACTAAAAGATGAGCTGTCAGAGATTGGTAGGGTTCGTCGAGAGTTTGAAGAAGATATTCGTATCCGTTTAGGATACTACGATATCGACCTTGAAGAGGTTGGTGTCTCTGCCGATGAACTTGCTCGCCGTAAGTCAAAGGTTGAATACATCAAGCAGCGTGCACGCACAGAGGCTGGGGCTAAAGAGTTTGATGATGTTTTTATTTACCAATTAAAGGTTCAGGGATATTTTAAGATTCCACGAGACTCTGCTGATTTTATTGCAGCTAGAGAAAGAGCATATGATAGAGCTACTAATGCTTTCTTAGATGTCAAATCCAAACGTCCTGGTCAACGTGTTGTAACCAAGGATGGTAAAGTTGTTGTAAACAAACGTCAAAGTCGAGTTACGTTTGGCGACAAGTACTCTGAAGTTAGAGACCGCATTGCTGAAATTGCTGGCACGGATGAAAACATCCGTCCACAATGGTTGCAAAGTTTGGAAACAGAAAAGCGTGCATTGGCTGCAGACCTGACCGACTATGCTATGGTTTCTGAAATCCATTCACGGTTTAATGGTGTTGCCGGAATCTTGAACGGATTCGGTCTTGTTCCTACGCAAAGAATGTTTGGACAAGTTATTGACACAGTTAACCAAAAGTTTGTTCCTCGTATTACAAGCAAGATTTCCGCCCTTAACGAATCGTACACGATTCTTAAAGACATGGACATTGAGGTTTCTCGTAGGCTTGCAGCAAATGATAGTGGTCAAACGCCTGCACAAATCTTCTCTGATGTTCTTAATAGTTTGACTCCATCTCAAAAGGCTAAACTTCAAGAAGCTATTGGTGATGAACTTAACTGGACTGCTGACCCATACGACCTTAAGGTTGGCTTATACAAAGCAACAAAGGGTAAGTCTGGAAAGTCTTCTGGTTCTATGCGCAACGCCGATGGAACAATTAAGGTTGACAAGAACGGTAAAGCTATCCCGATGCCTAGCGAGAAGCGTGTGGCAGAGAATGAATATTACGAAAGCTTTGTTCGCCCTTGGTTTGAGTCACGTTTTCCAAACAAGAAGTACAGCAAAGAGGCTGCAAAGACAGAGCTGAGGAGATTAGCCCCTTCGCGCAGCAAGGAGATTGCTTCCACTGTGTCTGCTTTTGCAGAGGGTGCTGAGCCTAGTGTTATTCGTAACTGGTTTACATCGCTGATTGGTTCGTCTGAGATTCGCGGTAGGGCCGGTAACCGTATTGTGACAAGCGATGGTCCGTTGATTGGCCGTCGTATTAGAGAACTTCGTGAAGCAGAGAAGCGTTACCGCTCTATGCTTCTACCGGACCTTGATATTGCTAAGTTCTTTGATGACCCTAGTATTGCACAAAAAACACCTACGTGGTACGCATACATGCTTCAGGACCATGCTGACCGTCTTGAAAGGTCTATCAATGTTAAACGTGCAAAGAACGAACAGATTGTTGCGTCACGCACGCGTGTTGGTGAACTGGAAGCGGATGTTGTTGGTAAGCAGGCAGAGTATGAGCGTGTTCGTTCTGCCCCCGAACTGATTGATAGGCTTCAGAGAAGCCGCAATGCGCTTGTCGACCGCAGGGATGCTTTGCAGGCTAAAACAACATTAACAAACACAGAGAAGCGTGAGCTCGCTGGGTTGCCTGCTAAAATTAAGACAGCCAACGACGAACTTGCAAAAGCAAGCCGTCTTCCTAAGGCAACACAGGAGAACATTGCTGGCGCAGAACGTCGACGTCAACGCATTAATCAAGCATCTAAGCCACGCTTGGAACTTGAAACAGAACTTGATGAACTCAAGACTGAGGGAAGAGTTCTTTACAACAAGTCAAGAACCACTAAGGGTTTAACAAAGAAGGAAGATTCTCGTCTTAAGGCTATTCAAAAGCGTGTTGGACAAATCAATGAAGAACTTAAGAAGCCTCTTGTTGGTGAAGACGGTAAGCCTCTTCGTGAAACGCCAAGAGACCGTGATGTATTTAATATTCCAAAGGCACAGAGAAATCTTGAAGGCGCAAATAAAATTATTGACGAATACAACGAACTGATTGGACTGCCAACATACTCCAAGGCGATGGATGACAAAGCCATGATTGATGCGATGGTTGCTTTATCACGTTTTGACTTGAGTCGCTTTGAAGATGGTTTTATTGTTGTGCGTGCTGATAATGGTGTTTTGCCTGACGGCACATATGGTGTCTTAAAACCGGCAGAGTATGCGACGATGCCAGATGGCAGTCGCATTGTGTTCTCTAAAGATGAGTGGGATTCTTTGTATAAGCCCGATTATCCACTTGAGGAAAGACAGCGACTTATTGGTGAAGTGCAGGAACGTATTGCTTTTATTAAGCGAGACACGAATAATCTTACTTCGCAGCTTCGCCCCCTTGAAAAACAGCTTGCTAATGTTCCGCAGGAGTTTCTTGGCCGTACCGCCCCTGAAGGATATAGTCGTCAATACAAGCAAATTCAGGACCTTGTTTTCCGTGTTAATGAATTAAAGAAAAGAATTAAATGGAATAACGAAGACTTGCAAGATGCAGTATCTGCTGTCGAGGCTTTGAATCCGCAGACACAGCAGATTGCCCTGATGAAGTTGAAGGTTCTTGTTCATGGTTCTGAGGCCAAGGGTGCACGTGTTGCTAGCCGTCCAGTGTTCAATGGTGAAGGTTTGTCTAAGTTCTTAAGCTTTGAGCATCCATCGCAGAGCGTATTTAGTGTCAGGTCAAAAGACACGTTGTTGTTTGAAGGAACAACATCTGCTGAAGAACTTGGTGGTAAAGCAAAAGTTAATTCCATTATTAACAGACAGCAGAGTATTTCAATGTCTGAAGGAATGGCTAGGTCTAAAGCTGTATTCCCTGAAGCTGAAGCTGTTAAGCGTGCTGAAAGAATACAACATACTTGGTCTTTGACCGATGAAAAAGCTTTACTTGACAGAGCAGACAAGTTGCGCAACAACTTGTTTGTACGTATGGACTTTGACATGCGTGAAGATATTTTTGCTGGACAGTCTGTTGTTGAAACAGCACGCGCAGAGGTTGCGCGTATCATCCGTGAATCACAGGGTCTTGGTGGAGAGGTAGACAAGGCACGTGCTAGGGCACGTGACATTGCTGAGACTGCTGACGTTCTTACAGAACAGCGTACAGGTCTTCCAGCGGGCACACGCCTTGATGAGAAGTTTGTTGATGATGCAGGTAACTCTGTGTATCGTGAACCGGGTGAACGTATTGACCCGGGTCTTACGCGTGAAGTGGATGAAGATGGTGTTCCATTTGTATCTGCGGAAAACCTTAGGTCTCCTGATGACTTCCGTGAATTCTCTGAGATGGTTATTGATAACAATGCACCGTCTGGTCCGTTTGCTCTTCGTGCTGACCAACCACAGTCTGCTGAAAACCTTCGCCTTATTGGCGAACGTTTCGACAAGCAAATCACCGCAGAGCAGGAACGCTTGACGGAGTTGACTACTTCTGGTGCTTCTAAGCGTCAAATCAAAATCTCTGAAAATAAGATTCAAAGACTCAGAGATGCTAAAGAAGAGGCTCTTGTTCGTGCACGTGGTGAGGAAGCCGCTGTTGCTGAGTATCTTGATGTTCGTCAAAAGATGCAGCCAACTGGACAGTACAAAGAGAATGGAACTCCAATCTATGCGCCGATGGAGGAGATTCGCGCATACAATGCTGCTAAGCAAACAGCAGAAGAGTGGAACAAAGAAAACAAGGCCGCACTTGATTTGGCTAGAAAGGCTTGGGATGAAAAGTCTTTAGCATATGACAACGCACAGGTTATTGTTCGTGAGATTCAGAGACAGAACGAGGTTGTTACAGCGGAGATTAATCGACGCTTTGGTGGTGCAGACGAATACTTTGATTATGTAATGAATCAACGAAATCTTGTTGAGTCACTACAGAAGCAGATAGCAGACATTGAATCGCTGTCAAAGATGCCCCCCAAAACTGCCGGCGATATACTTATGGCCGCAGCCAAAACTGGTAAAGGCGTTAAGAAACCAAGCAAAGCCAAAGTAGATGAAGCAATTTCACAGTACAGGGTGTGGCTTCGTGAAAACAAACCTGTATTTGATAAACTTGCATCAGAACCAAATAACCCTGTATACAAAGCATGGGCAGCAGCAGCTCAAGCTGATGCTGATTTAATGTGGCTTCAGTTTTCTAAGGGTTATGCTCTTGAAAATCTAGCATCTGCTGAACTTCCAGCTTGGAAAACAATAGTAGTTGAACCATTTGCAAAAGAATGGGAGAAAGCAGCTAAAGCTTCAGGTCTGTACGACAACATGGCTAGGGGTGGAACGCTAGGTAAAGAAGGAAAGTCCACTGGATTCCCCGGACTGATGGGCAACAAGCAAGCCCTTGACTTGCTTGACAATATTGCACGTATTCGTGAGCCAGGCGTCGTAGACGACCTCAGTCGTTTTATGCGTGGATACACTGGATTCTTCCGTGCATACGCAACACTTAGCCCTGGCTTCCATGTGCGTAACTCAATCAGCAACGTGTTCTCAATGTTTGCTGCAGGAGCAGACGTAAAGAACATGCGTGAAGGATTTAGGTACTGGAGATTGTTTGACTCTGCTATGAAGAGCGGCAAATCGGTCGATGAGTTCATCGCCTCATTGCCTGAAGAGGTTCGTCCATTCGTACAGATTTCAGCACGCACAGTGTTGGGTCTTGGTGGTGGACGAGTAGACAATGCTATGGAAGGATTTGCTCGTGGTGGAAACAAACTGACAAGTAACGGTCTTTTAGATATGTCTCGTCAGGCTGGTCACAACCTGGAGGGTTCTGCACGTTTCATGCTTGCATATGACTCTGCGGTTAAGGGGTTCAACTTTAACGAATCATTTAACCGTACAGGACGTTTCTTGATTGACTACAACAAGCGCACATTGCTTGACGACAACATGCGAGACATTGTTCCGTTCTGGATGTGGATGAGTCGTAACTTGCCGTTGCAGATTATGAACCGCTGGGCTAACCCTAAGCCTTATCTTACTTGGCAGAAAGTTCAAAAGAACTTTGGACAAGAGAATGAGCGTGGAGAAGTCACACCGGGCTATCTCCAAGGTATGGGTGCTATCAATCTTGGTGGTGGAAAGTACTTTAACCCTGACCTTCCATTCACTAGAGTGAATGAGCAGGTTCAAGATTTGGCTAACCCACGTAAGTTGATGTCATATGTTAACCCAGGCATTCGTGCACCGCTCGAGTTTTTGATGAACTCTAACACATACACAGGGCGTCCGTTTGCTGATAAGTTCCACAAGGTGGATGGTGCTTTGATTCCGTTCCTTCCGTTGCTTGAAGCAACAGGACAGGTAAGCCATGACTCGCGCGGTAATCCTGTTGTTAGTGAAAGGGCTTACTCGTTGCTGATGAATATGATTCCACCGCTTGGACGTGCGGAGCGTTTGTTCCCTGCTGAAGGTTCAGGTAATGCTGGTAATGCTTTGGCTGGTTTTGTTGGTCTTCCGTTTACGAATGTAACTGCAGAGATGCAGGACAAGGAGAAGTTGCGTAGAATGTTTGCAATGCAAGAGTTGGCTAAACAACAGGGAAATATTCAGGAGGCACAGTAATGGCTTACTACAATTGGCAGACACCTAAGAAGGCGGACTATCTCAAGTTCCGCAAGGCCAGCCCAAACCTTGTGGGTTTGTGCGACTGGCTGATTAAGCGTTGGGGTGGCACTAAGATTGGTTTGTATCAGAAGCGTCCTGTGCGTGGTGGAGAAGCACCGTCATCGCATACATTCGGTGCGGCTTTGGATTGGCGTTACCGTTTGCGTAAGGACGCTGAGGAGGTTATGAAGGTGCTTGTACGACATCATGACAAGCTTGGTGTGCAAGTTATTATCGACTATGTGGGTTGTCGCCAGTGGATTGTTGGTTCGGGTTGGAAGCCGTTGAAGCCAAGCAAGGTCAAAGGGTTTGGTGAGGCTTGGGCTAAGTGGCTGCATGTCGAGACGACACGCGAGGCGTGGGGTAATAAAACTCCGATTGAAAATCGATAGTTAAAACGACAAAAGGCCACCCCTGAGGGTGGCCGTTTATCTGTTTCTTAATCTTCCCAGATATTAATCTTATCTTTCTTTAATGCCATCTCCATTGTCCCCAATAGAGACATCAAGATACTGACACCTAGCATCCATGCTTCCTCTTCACCGAGTCGCATGCCGTATCCAGCACGCACAGCTTCCCGCATATCTTCTAGACTCATCATTACGCTCATCTCGTAGAATGTGCCGTGTGCTTCTTCGATTCGTTTAGCGTTTGATTCGATGTCTGCAATGTCTTCTGGTGGAACTAGGTTTTTAATCCATTCTGATTCTTCGCTCATTTGATACCACTATCCAGTCTTGGGGTAGTCCATTAACTAGAATGCCTGCACCAACTTCGATATTCTGTACACCGTAATGTTGTGCAAGTATTCTGTACAGTTCTGCCACATCCACTGGAACGTGGAAAGCGACGGTGAACTGTGTTGAACTCATTCTGAATCTTCGGACTCCTTACGCATCGCTTCTTCGATTGATGTTGCTGCTGCAACAATCTGCTCGACTGCTAGCGGTGTAAACTTGTCTTCCAAGAATGCGATGATTGAAAAGATGTTTGCCACAATCCAAAACTGGTCAATGGTTGTCTTTTCTTTATTCGTGTCCGGTTGCTGTTCCATAGTCATCTCCTAAGTTTAGGTTGAAGGTTTCATCCATCAGCATTAGTGCGATGACGCAGTAGCCGACGATATCTGTTAGTGTATCTTGTAATGTTTCGTTTTGTGGCTTGATTTGTTTTGACCTGAGGTTGTCTAGTCGTTCAACCTTGTCGCTGAGGCGTACGATGACACCGTAGATTCCGAAGCGGTTGATGTTGCCATGTCCGTAGTCATGTTGTTTTTTACACAACGTGGCAATCATTTGTCCAGTATCCCATGTTTCTGTGAAGCGCATTGTGTCGATTGCTGATGTTGCGATACGCTCAAATGCGCCTTGTGTTCCTACGAGTTGGCGTTCATTTCTGTATGCCGCTTCCAGGAAGTCGATGTGTTCGCGCATGTCTTCTGCGTTTAATGGAGATTCATTTTTTTCTCCTGCAAGGAACATCACCCACTGTGTGGCTGACTGTTCCCACGTGTCTACCATGCGGATGTGTTTACGGATTGTTGTGTCTGTCATCATAACTCCTTTGAGTTTTTCGAATGCTTGATTGCGTAAACGCCATACGTGTGTTTTTGTCATTCCTAGTTCATCGGCAATCTTTTGTAAAGATTTGCCTTCGCTTATACAGGCGTTGATTATCCACAGGTCTCGTTCACCGAGTTCGTCTACGATTGCAGCGACTGCTTCTCGTAGTACCATTAGGTCTTCGTTGTTTTCTGCTGGTTCTTCAAACGGTTTGGCCATCATCAGTGCTTCGATTTCATTGTCGGGAAGCCTGTCGGCGGTTGACCGTATGGGTTTGAATTCATTCATCGTATAGTTCGTTATACATCATGTCCATCACTTGGTCTGGTTCTATAATCCATCCTCGTGCTGGGTTGCTGGAACGTTTTGCGAAGTCCATCATCTTCAGATTCTTTTTGTTCTTCTTGATGTACCTTTTTAAACGCTTTACAGAGATAACAGCAAATGCACCTTCCTTACCGTTTAGGGTGTAGACGTAGACCCACCATTGTGCTTTGGTGACGTTGATGCCCGACGGCTTCCAGACTTGGTTGCCCTCTTCATCTGTTTTGCGATACGGGTTTTGCTCAACCTCGACGGCCATTCGCCCATTCCGGTATCTGTCTGTTTTGACTTCAAACGCTCCACCGCTGAGCGAGTCGAGAAACGATTGTACAAATTTCTCTCCTTGTTGTCCATACTGTAAATCCTTTTGAAAATTGAAGTTTGATGCTGGGATATCCCAGTCTGAGTTTTTGCTCATCGCTTTGTCACCTGTAGTTTGTAAACCAGTTTGTCGTCTGTGTATGCAACACCGTTCAAACCATCTAGGATTGACTTGGCGTAGTTGTCGATATCCCCACGTAAAGGGCTTGGCTCTAGTGTATCATACTCTGTCAACGTGACTGTGAACTTATCTTTGTACAAACTGATAACCAGCGACACTGGCTTCTCTGCGCAGAAACCATCGTAGGCTTCTCGTACTAGGCGTTCAAACTCGAGGGTTTGGGCGGGTGTGAATACCCGCCCTTTACGCCCGAGTCTTGGTCGTTGTTTAACCTTGGGACGAAAGTTAAAGGTTTGCTTGTGCTTACGCATTGCTACCATCCCAAATAATGTTGTATGAACGTTCTATGATTTTGATGAGTTCTTGGTCACCGTCTGAACGGAGATAGAACTTACCCCATCTGGCGTCGCCAGATTTAAGAACCGCAAAACTCTCTCCAGCTGTGCAACCTCCGTCCCTGAGTTTACAAGCAAGTCGAAAGAGAGTCGAAGAACGGTCTGCCCCTTCGAGTGGTCCGTCTCGCCAAATGACGTACGGTATTGCACCTGCTTTTCTGAGAATGGATTTGACGTCTGCGCTGGTTTCTTGATGGATGACGTGTGTTCGTTGTGGTTCTTTCCAGAGTCCTGCGATTCCGTCGAGCTGTTCGAATGACGCTCTGTGTTGCAGTGCTTCGGACAGGAAGCGTTGCAGTGGTAGCGGCTCATCATTGTCGTCGAGGATATATCTTTCATCGTATCTTCCTTCGATAGCGTTGGGGTAGGGAAGGCGTACGTAGTTGCCGTAGCCTGTGCCTGCCGATTCTTGTTTGGGGTTTACTTCTTTTGCTGGGTAGTTGACCGCTTGATGTGCAGCGAGGAATGCTCGCCGCATTGTGGCGGCTGGTACAAGTGAGTCTGCGAAAACCCACACGTGATATCCACGGCGTGTTTTCTCAACCCATGCTTTGATGTCTTTGACGGTGAACGCCATTTGAATATTGCGTGCGCTGTCTAGGTCGTCGACATCAATGTCTGTACATCCCCATACTGTGTACCAACTGCTTTTGTATGGCAGTAGCGGATACACACCAATCAGTTCATCGCCTTGTAGGTGGTTTAGGAATGTGTCGCTGGTGAGTGGCTTGCGTACGCAACCGCCACCCCATGAGCCGTACACATCTCCACGTCCACGGAACAGTGTGGTGAATGAGTCGAGGATGTAGGGTGTTATTGGAACTCGGACTGTGACCATTGAGCCCTCCGTAGATACTGGTCGGGTAGTTCGCCAGGCTTCAGTTCCCACAGTCGGCCTGTCTTGATATCCAACTCAAAGTCAACGTCATCCACTAGCGTGCCACCCGGACGTTTGTTCTTCAACAAACTTAAAGTGACTGTGTATTCGTGGATACGCTGGTCGTACACTAGAGACTCTAAACGTTCCTGTGCTTTCTCACTGTGGTTTCTGTCCAGCTTTTCGCGCAGGTCGTTTATCTCTGACATAATCTCATACTTCTTGCGTCGTACACCGATGATGCTGGTGGCTTGTTGTTCACCGCCGTACGCACCTGATGACATTGTTAGTTTCTTACCTTCAGCACCACTGGAGCGTGATGTTTGGTGTAGCACCAGCATTGGGATGTCGTGGCGTCTGCCGAAGCCTTTCAGGTATCCTGCTTTCTCCGGCACCATTTCGCCTGCTTCGACAAGTTCCAAATAGTCCACGACCATAAGGTCAGGCTTAGACCCCCAGACGTCACAGACTTCGCCGTAGGCTCGTTCCATGTCTGCGGGTACGAGAGGTTGGTCGAATACAGCAAGGTTCGGAAAGTCTTCCTCTGCTGTTTGACGCAACAAGTCAATCGCTTCTTTGTCGTCTTCGGCTACTCGTTGTTCCAGTATGCGTGCATCAATGTTGTGGTGCATACACACAAGCTTGGTGAGTACTAGTGTCTTCGGTTCGTCAGGGATAAACAACGCAACTTTCTTATCACGGTTGTTGCGTAGAGTATGTAACAGTACCAGTGTCTTACCACCGTGTGAGTAGCCAAGCATCATTGCTAGTTCGCCGGGTGCGATGCCTCGCATCTCGTTGTCTAGCGGTTCGATGCCGAGATACACTCGTTCTTCGGGGGATTGTGCCCACCGTACGAATGAGTGTGCGGCTTCTGTGAGTGGCACATAGTGTTTGTATTCGCGGGCTAACGACGAGATGGGAGCAGACACCTGTGTGTCTGCCCCCACTTCGTTCCATCCCGCTTGAATTTGTTCAAGCGTTAATCGCATTATGCTCCCTTAGGTGGCCAGTATGCTTTTTCTTTGTCGTTCACAGCCTTGAACCAAGGACGCTTCGGGTTGGCAGCGAGGTCGCCACGGTTGTCGTACACTTCTGTGACGCCATCCTTTTGACATGCTGTAATCAGCCACGATGGGATTGGGCCTTGCTGGTCGTTCTTGATTCGAACGGTGAACTCGCCTTGCGGGAAGGCTGTTGTCAGGATTGCTTCAGCGGTTGGTGCTTGACCATCGTAGATTGCCTTCATCAACAGTTCTGTGACTGCTTCGAAGTTGTCTGCGAACACACCGATGTCTCCGTTGTTGCAGGTAAGTTCGCTTGCGATTTTTGCAGCGACTTGTGTGATGATTGATTTATCCTTATCCATTGCTAACCTCCAATGGGTAGTTGTCGGTGTCACTGATTCGTGAACCTTTACAGATTGACCAGTATGGACACCACTTCTCTGAGCAGAGTCCGTGTTGGTCGTTTGCAATCCAAGGGGTTTCTAATCCCAAGGATGTACATGATTGCACAATCGATTGGACTTGGTGTTTGAACCAGTCGATATGTGCTTCCGTTCGCACAACAGGAACGATTTGACCAACACTGTTTTTAGTGCGGGTCATCACGCCATAGTTGAAGCGTACAGGAAATTCGTTTGACCATCCGTTCTCAACGCACGCTAATGCGTACGCCGATGCTTGAATGGCTTGTCGTTGCTTCTCGCCTTGTGAATACTTGCGAGCCGCTGTCTTCCAGTCCCAGATTACACCGTTAGGGTCGATGTAGTCGATAGTGCCACCGAGCCACACAGCAGGCTGTGCGTCGAACGGTAGTGACGTGTCGACCGGCAGGTCGTACAGTTTGACACCGAACTTCTGCTCGCACCTACCACCCTTGACGACACTGGGTGCGATGTCGTTCATGAATGTGTCGAACAGAAGTCCTGTGTACATATACATGTCTTCTGTACCACTTGTCGAGTTGATACGGAACGGTTCGGTTTCGATAAGTTCCTTCAACGTTTCAAGTGCTTTCGTCTTGCCGTCAGTTTCGTTCGTTAGGTATTCTTCAATACCAGCGTGCACAGCGGTGCCAATGTGTGTGGCATCTGAACCTGTGCGCCACTCAGGCATTACAACACCGAGTCGTGAACGCTCGGGACAAATCATTACATCATTCAGCCATGACTGGCGTACCCAAATTTTTCCGTCTTCGGCTAATCTCAAAGCAGACCTTTTCTTTCCAAGCGTTGTCGTAGTTTGGTTACATACGACTTACTTATTGTATACTGAAACCTGTCAACGATTTCTTGTCGCAGGGGTGTTGGTTGTTTACCATCACGGATACCTTGAACAAGATACCGATAAACATCGTCGGGTAATTTGGTGAATATAAAATCGTGGTTGCGTTGCTCCATAATCTCTTCGGTTTTGAATTTTGCCAAACCAGTTCGCGCTATTTCTAATAGTTCTAACCAGTGTGCTAACGAACCATCCCATTTGCCGAAACTGGCGATTGCTTCGCCGTTCGTGTAGTCCCAAGGGATAGCAAGGTAGTCGTCGGATGTTGTCTCAGGAATGATGACGTCACACAAGCACAAGGTGTCGTGCTCGATAACGCCACAGCCTTCGGGGCTAGCAGTCATAGGTCTCCTTTGTATATGCTAGTACTGGTGCGCTCGCCACCCTGTGGTGGCGTGCGCTTCGGGTTCTTCCCCCACCCCCTGTAGTCCCCCTCCCCCGTGGTCGGGAGTATAAGACACCCCCTGTCAACGCTTGGTCATCTTGTAGACCTTGCCGTTGTGGTTGTAACAGGTTGGTGGTTCGGATAGTTCTATCTCTGTCTTGAATGCGTTGCCACATTTAGGACAAACCCAAACTTTCCATTTCGTCGTCGACATCTAGTTTCACCTCTTTCAGATAGTTGTCAATTGCTAGCCACAGTCCGTCTAGGGCGTCACATTTTTCTGCGTAGTCCGGCATCTCGTATGCTTCGAGCAGGTCGCTCATCTCGTGCATCACGATGCTGGCGTGCTTTATCATTTCATCAATGAGTGGTCGTAAATCTTTCATTTGTTTCTCCATGCTGTCCAAGGGTTGGGTACGGTTGGTTCTAGATAGTCGTTGTTACGGATACAGCCCCAGCCGTTGAAGCCAACGGGCTGCTGTACGTCTCCTGAGGCGTTCTGATAGCCGTGTAGGGCGATACGGTTGGCTACCACCACCTGCTCGGCTCGGGTCGCTCTGTCGGGCGTTGACGCGAATTCTTCGCCCCCAAATCCACGCCAAGTGGCAAGGTAGATACCGAGTCCGCCAGCCCACTGACCACCGTTGCGCCAGTCGCTAGCAGTTTCGCATTGAGCAACCTTATCCCAATAGTCGTCTGTTGGAGTTTCCAGTGTAGCAAGCCATTCGATTTCCCACGCACTTGGCTCAGGTATTGTGGTCGTGACAGTAGTTGTCGTTGTCGTCGTGGTAATAATGTCAAGTAGCGAGTAAACATCTGTATCCTCTGTGGTGGTTGTTGTTGACTGTGGGGTGTGTGATAATCTGTTGTAGGTCGGAGCGCAAGCCCCGACCAACAAACAGCACATTGAAATAATTAGACGTATCAAGTGATGTCTCCTTGTAAACCGTCATACATTACGGCACTTAGTTTCTGTGACGCAGACACGAGTTGTTTCAGGTCTGCCTCCACATCTGAGTGGTACTGTGTTGACGACATACGCTCGAGTTTGCGTGTCAGCTGGTCGCAACCAATGTTTAGCGACTTGATAACGGCACGCAATTCTGCGTAGGTGAATGTGACTTGGTATTGTGCGTTCATGATGGACTCCATTGTATCATACGTTGACTGGGTTTTTATTGGGTTTTTAGAAGGGGTCAACTTCTTCATTGGTCAACTCGTAGTTGAGTGGCAAGCCATCTTCGTACAGTCCATCGAGGATTGTAAACATTGAGTTCTGACATTCACGACGCAGTTGAACCATCGGAACGGTACGCAGTTCACGCAACGCACGACGGGCAATTACACGGGCAGTGCTAGCAGGCACAGTCGGGAGAACTGTACGGTTGTCGGTTGGGTTGGCGTCTACCGATAGATGTCGTGCGCGTTCAAACATCTCTGGGTTATCAGTCTTGTCAATGGCACGATAGTCGGAGTTGATAGAGCGTGCGATGTTGTCGACGCTGGCAATGTAACCAGCAAGCACAACGTTGGGGTTGTGTCGTGACTCGCTAGCAACAGACATGCCAGAGTCTTGAACTTGTGCCCAAGTGACACGACCTGTTGAAGATGACCCGGACTGTGTGCCGTTGGCGATAGCGGCAATCTCGTCAGAACCAACACTGATAGTTGGGTTGGCTGTAACGCCGTAGATAGATTGACGCATCACCTCGCACACACGGTTAAGGAAATCATTCGCAGAGTAAACATCGCTACCTGCGATGTCGTAGCGAACGTGGAATGTGACGATGGCTTCGTACTTTGTAGTCATTGGTGTCTCCTGTTGAGTTGGGTTGATTGTTGCTTGGGTTGTTGGTGGGTTCATAGAATACCAGTGTGGATTACGTTCACGCATCGCTCTTGAACGAGCAATGACTGTGCGAATGTAATCATCTAGCGATTGTGGAGAACTCGCTAGACCGTCGTGGTCGTATCTTGTAAACTGCTGTGGCATTAGAAGAAGTCGATTGGTGAGTCGTAGTTACCGATAGAGTACGCACTCTGCGAAACCAGGTCAGCCTGTGGTGGGTAGCAAGAGCACAGCATTCTGTCCTCGAAGCAGAACCAACAGGTGTCACACTGCGGACACAGGTCGGCGTCGTTGATGTTGGACTCGTTGAATGTATGTGTGTAACCACAGGTCGCACAAATCCACAACTCCTCCCACACAGTCTCGCCGTTGTGGTCTTCGTATGAACAGTCGATGACATACGGGCTGTCAGTCGGGTCGTCATAGTCGGTGTCGGCTGGGGTGTACACACCCTTAGACGACTTAGACCAACCAGTCGTGTACATACCACCGCCGGAGTATGTGTAGCGTTCGTACTTGTATGAGTTGTTAGACCACCACACACCGTTAGAGTCCCAATGACCGTCACTCTCGTTGATGATAGTGAAGTCATTCTGAACATCAGGGTTGGCAGACAAGAACACAAGTTTAGAACCGCTAGCAAACTTGGCTAGTTTCTTGCGCATCTTCTTGCTGTTGAGAGTAGCCGCACCACCCCAAGATGGAAACATTTCCTCGGCAAAGATACGAGTATCCGACTTGCCGTTCTTGGCAGTGATAGGCAACATACCGTTGTGAGCAACAACAGTTAGTTCGTCTCTGCCAACTTGGAATGGGTGACAGTTCTCGACAGTAGTTCCACCGTGTGTTGTGATACGTGAGTGAAACAACGCTGGGCCTTGATACTTGTCACGCAAGGATAGAAACTCGTCAGCAATCTGAACAAACTTCAAACCTGAGTTGTGAATGATATTGCGACCAGTGTGAATGGCGTAACCAAAACCGTCAGGGTTATTGAGTGCGCCAGTAGCCAACAGGTCGATGTCGGGTTGGGTGTATTCGGGGATAAAGGTAAGGAGACACATTGTTATTAAACTCCCTTTGAGTCTGCGTATGTATTGAAGTGTGTGAAGCCGTTGCGTGATGTCCACTCACGGAAGCGTTCCCAGTCGTGAGCACGCTTGATAGACACATTGTTGCGTGTCTCTTGTGCGTACTGTGCGACAGCGTGTACTGCTTCGAGACGAGCAACGAATGATTGTGGGCGTAGCGTACCCTTGAAGAAACGCAACTCGATAGTGTTGCGGTTCTGTAAGTTGAGTGCCACATAACGGTCGCTGTTGCTGTAATGGTTACGGTTAGCGAAGTGCTTGGTGTACGACAACAGTTGTGACTGCTCGTATTCACTCCACGAAGCGTATGACGACTCACTACGACCAGCAATCTTCTTCCATTGTTCTGCGTTGGAGTAGAACATAGACATAAAGCGGTACATGGTGGTTGGGTTGTTAGCAAAGAACGACTTGTTGATGTGAATGTGTAAGCCACAAGTACGAGTCTGCGCAGAACGCATACCAACCTCTGACAGCTCTCGCAGTCGTTCCCAAGGGAATGTGTCACGAACAATGTCAAGCGACATTGGGTGAGACACCATCTCGAAACCGTTGCTGAGAGAACCATCTTCCTTGAAGTAGCACCAGTTGTTGAAGATGTCGTTGGCGAGTTGTACACCTTCGTAACGCTGGCAGTTCACTGCTTCCATCTCTAACTCGAAACCAGTCACACTGATGTTGGGTGGCAAGATGTTGGAGTAGCGTGGCGCACCGTTACGCATAAAGGCGAACACAGCCTCGGGCTTGAATGACCAAGAGTGAACAATACCTGAGACGTCGTTGCCGTCGTCGTCGCAACCATCGGGGCATTCGCTGTAATGGTTTGTGTTCCATACCAAGTCACAAGAACCACAGTGATTGTAGTTGTTGTCGTAGCAGTTCATACACACATAGTAGTCACTGTTGATTGAGCAGGCGTCATCATAGTGGATAGATGTTGAGCAGTCTTCGCATTGTGTTGCGTTGTCGTCGCACGACTCGCACAGCTGGACAGTGCGCCACATGCCACGACTGCTTATCTCGTGGTCAAACATTGACTCACGCTCTACTTCATCTTGACACCATTCACACTGATGTGTTTCTGGTTCGTCGGGAACTTCGTCGTTGACTGGGTTTTCATTGGTGTTTTGGTCAGTAGTCATTACTGTCTCCTATTTGGTTTGTTGTTTGTGGTTTACGCTCGTAAACTGAGCGCATCAAGACCGAGCGTTGCCGTTGTAATCAACAACGTTCAGGTCGAGAACTGGTGTAATAAGCCAACGCATACCGAGATTGTTCTCTCGCTCAAACGCTGGCAAGTCAATGTCATCAACAAATGTGACTCTGCCGGCAGACTGGTCTACGCATTGCCAATAAAGGATTGCGTCGTTCTGTCGTGCGCGATACACAACACGGTCAATGTTATTGTCTGGTTTCATTTTGTTTCTCCTAGTTATTAGAGGTAATCGTCGTCGTCGAATGTGAATAAGTCGTCGTCGTGAATGTAATCACGAAACGTAATCGCATTGTCATAGCGTGTACATTTGTCAATGTCCAATCTGTCAATAGCGTTCTCCAACCAATAGATTGCGTAGCGACGCAAACGGAACTTGATTGGTAACAAACGCAAACGCAGTGCTGTTCTCTTATTCATTGTTGTTCTTCCTTACTTTCTGGTTGTGAAGAAACTTCTGTGACGCAATTTGTGAAGAAACCTCTATGTAGTCGAGGTAATCCTTTCCCGATAAAGACAAGATAGGTTTGTTCTCGTAGTACAAGACATACTCGCAAACATCGTCATTCATAATGAGACCATCATCGTTTGGTTTGTAAATTGAATGTACGCTGAACTTTCCACTATCGGAGAAGAATACGCAATGTTGATTTTCTTTTGTTTCCATTTGGAATACTTTCTGTGAGTTTGATTATTAGATAAAGGGAATGAACCGTTCAATAATGATGTGAGCCAACATACAGTAGGCAAGATGATGTAATGAATGCTTTATGAACGTCATCACTTGTTCTCCCTGCTCTTAGGAATGTGCTTGCTATTCCACTTGTTCTTCTTCATAAGCGAACGCTCTTTCTCGTTCCAATACCAACCACGAGTAGCGTCTGTAATGCGAACGGCTTCCCACATAGGAAGATGTTCGTATTCATCAGTGTTGTCATCAGCGAACAATTCGAGCAAACGCTCGTAATGTTCAACAACATCATTGAACGGAGTTGGCTTGTACACAACAGTAGTGTCACCGTTGTAGACAGAGAACTCCGTCTCGTCATACAGTTGCGACCAATCAAATGGCGCAAATCTAATGTTACTTGGCATTGCTATGCCCTTTCGCTATCTAACTAATCGTCAGTCACACTCACAGGTGTGATACGCCTCACGGCGTTTCATAGGGTAGACGCGATTTACGGTCGTAAACTATTACAGTTGGTTACCCGAAAGGAAAGTGCGTGAGCGGATTGCCTTGTCAGCAAACTCAGCCTGCGCAACAATCTCGTCAATCTCATCAACGAGAGCATTCACTTTGCGCTCGTTGGACTTGATGAAACCAAACAACTCGATTTCCAACTGGTCAAGCATTTCTTGTGTAGTCATTTCTGACCCTTTCTGTTTACTGATAACTCATCAGCACGAATACTCATTCGTGTACGCCCGAAGGCGTTTCGTTATGTCAGCGATTAGGAACAACAACAGGCATCAACGGAAGAAGACCGTCAATAGCACCTGTAAGCAAATCGGCAAACTCGGTGTCATACGAGATTTCCTCCTCATAGTCACGCCACGCAGACAACTCCTCAATCAAGTCGTTGATTTGTGAACGCACATCGTTCCAAGTCTTATGGATTTCAGTCATAACTGACCTTTCTATTTACTGACACTCATCAGTACGAGCACTCACTCGTAGACGCCTCACGGCGTTTCGTGTTGATTTACGGTCGTAAACTATTTCACGCCTTTTTCAGCGAGCATAGCCAACAACTGAGCAACAGTGAACTGCTTAGCAGACGCCTTAGCGTCAAACTTCGGCTTCTTTGTGCTTGCCACCTTCGCAGGTGCTTGCTTCACTTTCTTTCCGTAACGGGCTTCACGGATTTGGTTTACGCCCGTAAACTCACCAACGACATCAGCAATCGTTGCTTCATCTTCCATTGTTTCAGACAGAAACGCAATCGCCCACTTGATGTGCGAAAGGTTCTGCTTGACAGTAGCCAACTTATTCAAGCCGGCATCTTCCAAAACCGTTCCGAACTGAACAGTATCTAGACCAGAGTCCAAATACAGTTCGTACGCTTGACACCAACCTTGTAGGTCGAAAGCCTCACCCTTACGGAACGACTCGCCAGCACCAGAACGGTACTCACGAATAATGTCTTGCTTCTTCATTGTATTTCCTTCCGAGTTTACGCTCGTAAACTCGCTCGTGATGGATACCCCAACGCCACCGTGGCACTGAGGCAGGAAGAGGCGCACAGCCTCTCCACCTATTGTTTTGTGGGGGTTTCCAGCATTCTAGTTGTTGCGCCACAAGGGTTACACGCACACGCACACACCCCCCGGGAGTACGGCCCCCCGTGCCGCCACATCTGGAAGGGACTCATCTGACGCAGGGCGAGAGCGATGTTTTCTGGATAGCCCCCCGTACTTTTGGTCTAGGGACTCCTAGGCTACCATTTTACTTTGTTGGCCCAGTATGCGGCCGACATTGGTCCTTTTGCGATGTTGCTGGAATGCCTTGCCTGGAAGGATTTGCGGCGTTTTGCATAGGCTGCGGATTCCCCTGCTTTCTTGGGTGAACCTTTTACACCTTGCTGTCCGAATCGGATGGTTTTTACTTGGCCACCGGATTTGGCTACAACGATGTGTGACTTCTTCGGATGGTCTGGTGTGGCTTTCGGTTTGTTGTATCCGCTAACACCGGCACGTGCTAAACGCGAATCTTTTTTAGGGGTAGGTTTGGCTGGCATTGATGACCTCAATTTTTAATATCCATCCTAGGGGGATGTGGTTTATGTCCCCTACTGTTTTGGGGGAGTCCCCTTCATATTCGAACACTGTACCGGCTGTAGTCAAATAGTGTTCTTGACAGTCAGGCCAGTATTTTCCGATGGTCACAGCTGTAGCTTCTTC